TGATAAATTCCGATGAATGTCCTGAACTTTCCAGTAGTTTAGAGCAATTAACCTACGATAATAACGGCGTACCCGACAAAACCTCTGGTTTAGATCATTTAATAGACGCTGCGACCTATCCTATTGCACACGAACTGCCAATTATCAAACCAATAGCGGCAGTGCCGTTTAAATTTGCGATTTAATTATGAGCGTAGACCAACAAAACCCAGAATACACAACTTACTTAGACGAATGGCGCATGGTGCAAGATTGCTGTGACGGACAGCGTGCTATTAAGAAAAATCGTACCAAATACCTACCAGCGATGGAGGGTGTTTCCGAGGTAGACACAAGATATGTCAATTACCTCAAGCGTGCCGTTTTTGTCAACTTCACTGGCAAAACTAGAGATGGTTTGACTGGTGCAATCTTTAGAAGCAAGCCTGAGATCGAATTACCTAATGAGACTGCATACCTAGAAGATAATGCTGACGGTGCTGGCGAATCTTTGACAAGTTTAGCTAAGGATGTAACCGGTGAGGTTATATCTAAAGGCCGTCATGCGCTATTAGTTGACTACCCTGAAGTGCAAGAGGGTTTAAGCCTAGAAGATGTCAACAGGTTATCCCCAAAGGCCACCATTAACCGCTATACAGCCGAAAACTTTGTCAACTGGCGCGTAGAAGTAGTGAATGGTCAGAAATTACTCGCTTTAGCAGTGCTTTGCGAGGAATACGACAACAATGACGACGAATTTTCTTACGAAATTGATAAGCAGTATCGAGTTTTACGCCTAAGAGATGGCGTTTATACCCAGCAGTTATATCGTAATGATGAACCTATAACCGCAGAGTATATACCTAAGAAAGCTAACGGCGAGTTCTTTGATTTTATCCCTTTATTTATTATCGGCTCTGAAAACAATGACCCTACTGTAGATGTACCTCCATTAGCTGATGTAGCTCACATTAACATTGCTCACTACCGCAATTCTGCCGATTTAGAAGAAAACTGCTTTGTTCACGGTCAACTTACCCTTGGCGTGTCATCTTCTATGTCTTTAACCCAGTTTACAGAAGCTAACCCTAACGGAATTACTGTCGGCTCTATGGCTGGTCACTTTTTAGGTGACTCTGGTGGCTTCTCTGTTGTGCAAGCGTCAGAAAACCAACTAGCTGATCGCTTAATGGTCAGAAAAGAAGAGCAAATGCGTAAACTTGGTGCTCGAATGATGGAAGTGGGCGCTGCGAAGACTGCGACTCAAAGCCTTATTGAGCAAGCTGGTGAAACATCTATCCTAACTACCATTGCCGACAACGTAACAGAGGGTATTAAAGCCTGTGTTGAGTGGTGCGGTATGTTTATGGGCGCAACACAAGAGTCTACATTCGTCTTAAACACTAAGTTCTTTGATGAAGTTGCTGACCCGCAAATGCTTATGGCTGCAATGCAATTAAATGAAAGCAATCTGATTGCTAAGTCAGATATGCAAGAGCTGGCAAGACTACAAGGTGTGATCAAAGATGGTCGCACTAACGAAGACATTGACGCTGAATTAGAGGCTGAAATGTCAAGGATTCAGGCGGAAGTAGAGCCTGAAGAAGAGGTTGAAGAAGAAATTGAAGAAGAAAGTGTCAATTCTTTGACAATAAATGAGCAAGATGGTATATAACTAAAGGGCTACAGGGTAGCCTATATTTTATAACTAGGGGTTATAAGAATGACGATTAAATACAGTGTAAGTACAGAAGAATTTGGAACGCTAGACGATTCACAGCAAGGTTTATATTCGCAGGGCGAAGATGGCTACACTTTGAATGTTGAGGGCGTACCAAAAGAAGACGTATCAGGTCTAAAGCGTAAGATTGACGAACTGCTTACCGAAAAGAAAACGGTACAGCAAAAGGCAAGCGAAGCTGAAGAGTTGGCTAAAGCTGAAACGGCTGAAAAGCTGCGTAAGGCTAACGATTTTGAGCAGTTGTACAACAGCTCTGAGTCGGAACGGCAAAAGGCTTCTGAAGAGTTAGCGACTTTAAAGGCTAATTTACAGAAGCAACAGGTAGCAAGCCAAGCGGGACAAGTGGCATCTTCATTAACAAAAGATACTGCGCGAGCTAAATTGCTAACTGAACAGATTTCATCTCGATTATCTCTTGTAGATGGCGAGATTAGGGTGTTGGACGGTAATGGGAACTTAACGGTCAGCACTGTGCAAGAATTGACGCAATCCATCAAGGCGGAATACCCGTTTTTGGTTGACGGGTCACAAGCTGCTGGGGGTGGCGCAACAGGTGGAAACAGCGGGGCTGGGGATACCAAACAAGTAAGTCGTGCGGAATTTGATGGGTATAATGCGGTTAAACGTATGAAATTCGTTAAATCTGGCGGCAAAATCATATAATTATTTTTTTGGAGAACCAAAATGCCTAACACATTAGATAACTTGGCAGCGGATATTTATACTGCTGCTGACACAGTAGGTCGAGAGCTAACTGGCTTTATCCCTTCTGTAAGTATGAATTCAGACTCAGTTCGCGCCGCTAAAGGTGACACTGTTCGTGCTGCATTTACTCAAGCTGCTACTTCGCAAGATGTTAGTGAGTCTATGACTGTTCCAGAAGGAACTGACATCACTGTAGATAATAAGATTTTAACAATCTCAAAATCTAAAGCAGTACAAATTCCTATGACAGGCGAAGATGCTAAACACTTGAGCAACGGTGTTGGCTTTGAGACTGTTTACGGTGATTTAATCGCTCAAGCAATGCGAGTTCTTGCAAATGAGGTTGAAGCTGACCTTTACGCAGAAGGTAAAGCAAACGCTTATCAAGCATACGGCGATAACGCTACTGATGCGTTTGCATCTGACAGCTTTGATTTAGTAGCTGATGCTCGTCAAGGCTTAGTTGATAACGGCTGTCCTATGGACGATGTTTCTTTAGTTATGGGTACTGCTGCTGGGGCAAGCCTTCGTAAAGTTGCTGGTCTGGTTCGTGCAAACGAAGCTGGTAATGCATCTGTACGCGAGCAGGGGATTTTACTCCCAATCTACGGCATTAACTGTCGTGAATCTGGTGGTGTAGGCATCCACACTTCAAGTGCTGCTGGCAGTTATGCTATCAATGCTACTGAAGCTGTTGGTCAAACTGCGCTTACTGTTGATGGCGGAAGCACTGACTTTGTTGGCGGTGATGTTATCACTATTGCTAATGACTCAACTGCTACTCAGTATGTAGTTAATAGCCACTCTAGCGATACGTTAATTAACATTAATGGTCGAGGTCTTAAAGAGGCTGCTGCTGATGGCGATGCAATCACTACTGAAGCTGGTACTTTCACGCATAACTTGGCTTTCCACCGCCGAGCTATGGAATTAGCTGTTCGCGCACCTGCTTTACCTGAAGGCGGCGACCAAGCAACTGATTCTTTGATTGTTACTGACCCACGATCAGGTTTAGTTTTTGAGGTTCGCACCTACAAGGGCTACCGTAAATCTATGATTGAAGTAGCACTAGCTTGGGGCGTTAAGGCTTGGAAGCCTGATTTCATTAGCTCAATCATTCATTTGAAGTAAGTTGTAAGTCTTTGGTCGGCTCTCTTGAGTTTCCCTCCCTTTTACTTTTGAGGGTCGGCCATTTTTTTAAGGTGCGAACATGGCTTTAACAGTAGAAACAGGACAGCAATCAACAACTGCCAATAGTTATGTAACTGTTGTCAATTACGATGCCTACCTGAACGCAAGATACCCAGCACGTACAGATATAAGTGATGCTCAGGCAGAGGCTTACATACTACGCGCCACGGATTATTTTGAAGAATTACCTTTCATTGGTTTAAAAGCCACTGAAAATCAATCTTTGCAATGGCCTAGAAGCTCAGTGCTTATAGACGGCTACAGTAAAGAAAGTGACGAGATACCTACACAGGTATTGATTGCCATTTACGAATTGGCATACGGTTTCGAGCAAGGGTTCGGTATAAATGACCCCATCTCCAGAGAGACTGTAAAAGAGAAGATAGGCGAGATAGAGGTAGAGTATAAATCCTCTAGCGCAGATCGTACTTTGCTACCAGCGGCTTCTCAGGCGCTTAGAAAGCTAATTAGAAACCCAATGAGGGTTGTGAGGGCATAATGGCCTTTGATTATACGCCACTAGCGTTAACAGCTACGAAAATGATTGCCGATTTCGGTCAATCCGTGACCTTTACCAGAAATGGTAATGTCACCTATGATCCGACACAAGGTGTTAGCTCTAGTAGTCAGACAATATATATGGCGAACGTAGTTTTATTTGCTCAGATAAAGAATGAGGAAGTTGATAGCTCTTTAGCCTTTAAAGACTTTCCTGCCGTTGCGTACTCCGCAACACCGCCTAAGATTGGTGATACGGTTTTTATAAATTCTGAAAGTTATAGAGTTATTGAGATTACACCAATACAACCAGCTCAAACGGTGATTTATTATGAGCTTCGACTCAGAAGTTAAGGCTTATACCAAGATTGCTCTTCAAGATGCACACAAGGTTGTGAAGCAAGTTGTTCAGGACGTGATGGTAAATACGGTTGATAAAACGCCTGTAGATACAGGTAAGTTAAAAAATAGTTGGTATGCAAGTTTTGGCTCACCAATTTCAGCCGTTAGTGGTAGAGATGAAGATAGCTCAGGCGGTGATAGCCTAAATAGCGCTTACGAAGTAACAAGTAAGATTAACCAATCTAAAATGGGTGAGTCTATATTTTACACGAATAGTTTAAAATACTCTGAAGATATTGAGCTTGGCAAGAGTGGTCAAGCACCTACGGGTATGATGCGTAGGTCTATGAGAGACGCAGTGAAAGGATTTGAGAAAATATAATGACTGTTGATTACAACTTAATAACTGAGTCTTCTGCTGGCGACATACATAATATTGACGCAGGTTCTATTACAGATGGTGTAGCAGCCGATCTTAGTAAGCCGTTTAGAAATATACGTATAGGCTTTGAATCTCTGTTTAATACAATGTGTACAAATTTAAGTATTACACATAAAATATATGAAAATACAGACTTTGATTTGTCTGAAGTTTTAAAGACTAACTTGAATGCTGAGTGGGTTGTAGGCACATTGCTACCAGCCGATACAACTACAGCTAGTCTTGGTACATCTGGAACAGAGCGACACGATGGGCTTTTCCAGATTGATTACTACAGCAAAACTGGTGTTGGCGGATTTACTGATCGTGTAGACAGTATCGCTAACTATTTCACCAGAGGCATGAAAATAACTTCTAACGGCACGGTCGTTAGGATTTTGAACGTATCACTTGGCGTTGGGCGCAGAGATGGTGCATTTTTTGTTAGAAATATAGATGTATCTTATTATGCGGTAACGCCCGCGAGGAATTAATTATGGCAATTGCAAGTGGAACTAACGTAGTAGTTGGTTTTAAAAAAGAAGCAACTTATGGCTCAGAAGTAGCTGGAACTGATTATCAAATAATCCCATTCAAGTCTGCTAGTTTAAGTTTGGCTAAAACCAACCACGAATCCGCCGTAATTACAGGCAACCGTGAACTACAAGACGTTATCATGGGTGCTCACTCAGTTACAGGTGAAATCTCTTTTGATCTAGCACACCAGCCAGCATACATTGGTATGTTACAGGGTGTCTTAGGTGATAGCTCATTATCTGGTGGAGCTATGCAAATCGGCTCTGAGAGACAGTCATACACTATCGTACAAGATTTTGGCGCTGACCTAAATGGCGGCGATGACGCGCATGTTTACACTGGTTGTGAGTTTAATAACTTCTCAATGAGTATTCCTGCTGACGGACTTGTCGAGTGTAGCGTTGGTATCGTTGGCGCAACAATGAGTACTGAAACTTCTGGTAATGACGTAGACCCAGATACCGGTGGAACTAACTACGTTGAAGCTAACGACCCTTTCCATTCTTCTAACGCTACAATCACTTCAGGCGCATCTGGAATCCTAACAGACCTTTCTTTATCTGTTGAGAATGGCATTGAAACAACTAACGCTGTTGGTTCCGTTTTACCAATTCAAGGCGGTATCAGTAAGTGTCGTGTAACTGGCTCTTTAACGGCTCACTTTACTACTCCGGCATTGCTAGAGAAGTTTGTTGCTAACAATTCAGACACTTTAACTATTAGCTTTGGCTCTGGTGCAACGGGTATTAGCTTTACAATGGCTAAAATCATCTATACTACTGGTGCTGTTGAAGTTGGTGGTGAAGGTCTTTTATCTGTATCTATGGACTTTGTAGCGGTAGCCGCTGATGCAAGCACTTCTACATTGGTAATTGATACAGCGTTATAATCTTAAACAGCCTCGCTGGGCGGGGCTTTACTTAACCAAAAGGGTGATTTATGAAAATTAGTGAACTATATACAACTGAGTTACACGATGCTGGCTCTGAGATTGAAATTCTTGACGATCAGGGTGAAAAAACTGGTTTATTTATAACTGTAGCTGGCATGGATTCGTCTGTATTTAGAGGTGCGGCTAAAAAGCAGCAGAAGGCATACATGGAGTCTATCCGAAACAACAAAGACTTTGATGAAGAGTCTATGATGATTGATAGCTTAGTTGCATCGACGTTAAGTTGGAAAGGCACGGACGAGCAGTTCACTAAAAAACTATGTAAAGAGCTATATACAAAGGCTCCTTATATTAGAGAACAAATTGACACTTTTATGGCTGACAGGTCAAATTTTACGATAGCCAAGCCGAAAAAATAATCGCGTTTGGCAAATGGGTTTTTTTTGCTAACGGTAAAATTAAAGGTAGTAAGTCCACAAGATTACAACAGTGGAAAGCTATTGAAAGAATATCTGGTCATGCACCTAGAGAGTTGTATGACCAGCCTTTCCTTGATGAGAACCTGCTTGGCACTTGGGACGCTTACTGTTTAATCTGTAGGGGTGTGGAAAGTGTAAGTCTGCAACATATATTGGCTTACACACAATTATATGGCGAACACCTAGATAGATGGCAAATAGATGCTATCTTAGGATTAGATCAGGAAAGGCTTAAACAATGGCAGACACAATTGCAAGACTAATATTTGAGGCAAACACCGAGCAGCTTAAAGCTGCTAATGCTGAGTTAAAAAAACTTGCAAAAGAGTCTGGTAAGGCTTCTAAATCTATTGGTGATGGTGCTAAGGCTCAGAAGAAAAGCACTTCCGCAACAAAAGCTAATACTGAAGAAGCAAAAAAAGCTAACGCAGTAAGAAAGGGGGAGATAAAGGCTTATGCCCTGCAACTTTCTGCTGTAAAAAAAGCCCATATAAATGCACACCGCGAAAATATTAAAAGAAAAGAATCTACACAAAGAATGATGGAGAACAGCGCAGCGGCTAAAGCCCTTGCTGCTGCCAAACAAAAAGAAAAAGAAGCTGTAAAGATAAAACTTGCTATTCAGAAAGCTGAAATAAATGCTTACAAAGAAGCTATTGCAAGAAAGAAAAAGGCTGTTGCTGCTGCTGCAAAACTTACTAGGCAGCAAGAAAAGTTGGCAGAGTCAGGGAAAAAGGTAGCGGATTCCCAAAAGAAAGTAACGACAGCTACCGCTAAAACTGTACGATCTTTAAAGCAAGCATCTAACTCTGCTGCCGTATTGACTGGCCCCCTTGGTGGTGTATCGGGCCGCTTATCATTTTTAGCAACGGGCCTTGATAGGTTTGGGGCTGGTGGTATTGCTGCGGGCGTTGCCTTTGCTGGTTTAGCGACTTTAGTTAAAAGCTCTTTAGCAGCGTTTTCCGCCTACGAAACACAAATGCTAAAACTTGAAGCTATAACTACAGCTACAGGTAACTCTGCGGGCTTTACCGCTGAACAACTAGACGCTATGGCCATACAGGTTGGCAGAGATACATTAGCTAGTGCTGACGGCATAAGAGATTTGCAGGCCGTCTTACTTAGCTTTGGTCAGATTCAAGGTGATGTATTTGAGAGAGCTGTAAACGCATCTGTTGACCTTTCCGCAGTTATGGGTGTAACGGCTGTTAGCTCAGCTAAGACGTTAGCTAAGGCGCTAGAAGACCCGATAGGCAACTTAACAGCTATGACTCGCGCTGGTATAACCTTTACCTCCCAAGAAAAAGAAAAAATAAAACAACTTGCACAAACAAACCAACTATTAGAAGCTCAAGATATTATCCTCGGCAAGATAGAGGGTAAGCTAAAAGGTGCTGGTGCTGGCGGTGGCTTGGCAGCAGCTACAGATTTACTTGGCGAAAACATTACAAATGCTTCAATACAAATAGCAAAAGCCGCAGGTCTGGCTGAGAAAGCAACTACCGTAGTCAGCGCATTAGCGTCTATATTTAAAGGTGCGGAAGATTTAGCTAAAGCCTTTACTAGCACAAGAAAGGATGAGTTTAATGAGCTGACAAGCGAGCTGCATAAAATGCAAACTGCTTACGCAATACTCTCTACTATGGGCGGTGAAGGAGTAGCTAAAAAACTGTTTGGCGAAAAAATTACTGAAACAGCAATGGCTTTGGCAAAATTAAGAACAGAAGCGTTTGCCTCATCAAGAGAAACATCACTAGCTATAGAAGGTAGAAATAAAGCTCCAGAATCAGATACAAGTGACCTTGATAGCTTTGAGGCGAATAACGCAATAAAACTTCAACTCGCTCAAGAAGCTAGAATGAGAGCTGAGGGCGAGGAAACCTTAGCTAACGAAATGAGGCTAGAAACGCAATACGCACAAAATCAGCTTGAATACGAAATAGCTGTTGAAAAGTTTGGAGCGCTTGATAGTTTAGAAGCTATTAGGAGAGAGAAAAATAGAGAAGCTGACGCACAATTTAATAATCAAGCAATTCAGGACGCAAAAAACCGCGAAAAAATTGAATATGCTACTAAGAAGCGCGGAGTGCAGTCTGGATTAATGCTCTTGCAAGCCTTTGCAGGGAAAAGCAAAACCATTAGAAAGGCAATGGTAATAGTCGAAACGGGTATAGCTCTTGCTGACAATGCTAGAACAACCGCTGTCAATATGGGCTTAGCGGCACAATCTCAACTTAGCTTACCAACTCCCGATGCACCAGCTAGAGCAGCAGCAGCAGCAGGAATGGAGAAGGTTTCTGGTTTAGTTAGAGCTGGCCTTATTGTCGCATCTGCGGCTGGAAGACTTGGAGGCGGTGGTGGAGGCGGTGGTGGAGGCGGTGGCGGTGGTGTATCAGCAGCAGCAGCGGCACCAGTACAGCCAGCGGAAATAGAAACGGCAGCACAAGCACCACAAGCTATAAACGTAACAGTAGACGGCTCTATTGACCCTAGCGGTGCAAGGCGTATCATAGAGGCCATAAACGAGGCTACAGAAGACGGCCTAGAAATTAACGCATTGGTGGGTTCATAATGTCTGGAGCAATGTTAGTAGAAAACGAATTACAC